TCCTCAGGCGGCGGCAGCGAAACCCTTTGTGGCAGGGCTCGCGAGGTTCGGGAGCGATAGTCTGCAGGCCAGGCTAAAAGCCCGCAGCATCCCAAACCGCGCGAGAGTCTACCAGCTTGCAAGCCTTAGCGTTATATCCGAGTCTTCAGTGCATATAACATTTCGAGCGCTTTTCGCGGCGTCAAGTCATCCAGGTCAAGCTTTGCCAGCTCATCCAGCACCGGATGGGGCAGGCTGGCGAACATGTCGCTTTGATGCGGTGCGGCCGGTTTGCTGGAGGCTTTGGCGGGGCTGGCTACCGCCGTTTCATGGGGCAGGGCCGTGGTTTCCAGGCGGCTGAGGTGTTCGCGGGCGCGGGTGATCACGTCATTCGGCACACCCGCCAGTTGGGCCACGGCCAGGCCGTAACTCTGGCTGGCCGGCCCCGGCAGCACGTGATGCAGGAACACGATACGCTCGTTGTGCTCGGTGGCGTTCAGATGCACGTTGGCCACTAGCGGTTCGCTCTCCGGCAAAACAGTCAGCTCGAAGTAGTGGGTGGCAAACAGGGTGTAGGCACGCAAGTGCGCCAGGCGCTCGGCCGCCGCCCAGGCCAGGGACAGGCCGTCGAAGGTGCTGGTGCCGCGGCCCACTTCGTCCATCAACACCAGGCTGCGTTCGGTGGCGTTGTGCAAGATGTTGGCGGTCTCGCTCATTTCCACCATAAACGTCGAACGGCCACCGGCCAGGTCGTCGCTGGAACCGATCCGGGTGAAAATGCGATCCACCAGGGACAGCTCGCAACTGGCCGCCGGCACAAAGCTGCCGATATGCGCCAGGAGCACGATCAAAGCGGTCTGGCGCATGTAGGTGGATTTACCGCCCATGTTCGGACCGGTGATCACCAGCATGCGGGTATCGTCGTCCAGCGACAGATCGTTGGCGACGAACGGCGTGGTCAGCACCTGCTCTACGACCGGGTGGCGACCTTGCACGATGCGCATGCACGGCTCGCTGACAAAACGCGGGCAGTTCAGGTCAAGGTTCAATGCACGTTCGGCCAAGTTGCTCAGTACATCCAGTTCGGCCAGGGCGCTGGCGGTGTCCTGCAGCGGCGCCAACTGGCTGATCAGGTCTTCAAGCAGGTTTTCATAGAGCATCTTCTCCCGAGCCAGGGCGCGGCTCTTCGCCGACAGCGCCTTGTCTTCGAATTCTTTCAGTTCGGGAGTGATAAACCGTTCGGCACCTTTCAGTGTCTGGCGACGTTGATAGTCGATCGGCGCCGACTCGGCCTGCTTGCTCGGTAATTCGATGAAATAACCGTGCACGCGGTTGTAGCCGACTTTCAAGTTGGCCAGGCCGGTACGGGCTTTCTCGCGGGCTTCCAGGTCAATCAGGAATTGCCCGGCGTTCTCGCTCAGGGCTTGGAGTTCGTCCAGCTCGCTGTCGTAACCGGTCTTCAATACGCCGCCGTCGCGGATGATTGCCGGCGGGTTGTCGATGATGGCTTTTCCCAGCAACGCCGCCAGTTCCGGGTAAGTACCGGCCGTGACCGCGAGCTGTTGCAGGTGCGGCGTATCCAGTTCGGTCATCGCCGCTTGCAATTGTGGCAAGGCTGCGAGGGCATCACGCAGGCGCGCCAAGTCGCGCGGGCGCGCATTACGCAGACCGATACGCGCCAGGATGCGCTCGATATCGCCGATTTCCTTAAGCTGTGGCTGCAGCTTTTCAAAGCGATAGCCGTCCAGCAGGCAAGTAATAGACGTCTGACGCGCCTGCAGCACGCTCAAATCGCGCAACGGACGGTTCAGCCAGCGGGTCAGCAAGCGGCTACCCATGGCCGTCTGGCAACGGTCGACCACCGATTGCAGGGTGTTGTCACGCCCGCCGGCCAGGTTGGTGTCCAGCTCCAAGTTGCGACGGCTTGCGCCATCGAGCACCACGGTATCGTCCAGACGCTCATGACGCAGGCTGCGCAAATGCGGCAGGGCCGTGCGCTGGGTTTCCTTGGCATAGCCCAGCAAGCAACCTGCTGCACCGATGGCCAGGGTCAAGGTTTCACAACCGAAGCCTTTAAGGTCCTGCACCGAGAACTGCTGGCACAGGCTTTTCAGCGCCGAATCGCGTTCGAAGTCCCACGGCGCACGGCGCTTGGCCCCACGGCGTTTTTCCGCCGGCAGATCCTTCGGCCAATCATCCGGGATCAACAACTCCACGGGGTTGATACGCTCCAGCTCCGCCAGCAGGTTCTCCCAGCCTTTGATCTCCAGCACGCTGAAGTTGCCACTGGTGATGTCCAGCACCGACAGGCCGAACAGGCGCTCGTCGCCCAACACCGCTGCAATCAGGTTGTCGCGGCGCTCATCCAGCAGCGCCTCATCACTCACCGTCCCCGGCGTAATAATGCGCACCACCTGACGTTCCACCGGCCCCTTGCTGGTGGCCGGATCGCCGATCTGCTCACAGATCACCACTGACTCGCCCAATTTCACCAGTTTGACCAGATAGCCTTCCAACGAATGGTAGGGAATCCCACACATCGGGATCGACTGCCCTGCCGACTGCCCGCGCGCTGTCAGGGTGATATCCAGCAACTTGGCGGCCTTCTTCGCGTCTTCGTAGAAGATCTCGTAGAAGTCGCCCATGCGGTAGAACATCAGCTGATCAGGGTGCTGGTTCTTGAGGCGCCAGTACTGCTGCATCATGGGGGTGTGGGAGGACAGGTCTGAAGTGGTTTTACTCATTGGGTCGTAGGCAAATTCGTTGAAAGGAGTGGGGCAAATGTGGGGCATTCCGCCCTGCGATTTTGCGATGGGCGCAAGGTTAACACGCGAGGTCGGGGCTTCGCAGGTCGCGTACGGTTAGTAAAGTGCAGGACGAAAGTCAGGGGCGGAGAGCAGGCTGTAAGAGCCGTTATTTTGCCCTGCGGCCACTGGCGGGGAACAAGCCTCGGATAACGCCGAGAAAAGCGGCAAACAAATTGATTGAGGTTGCGGTAGTGATAGCAATCAACACGTTATCGGAAAAGGGGGCTTTGCCGGAGTAGTACGTTGACCAACCATTCCACACAAGTAACACCGCCCAAAAGATCACGCCGCACGCAGCAAACCAGAAAGCACGCCCCGCATATTTCTTGCGCAGCAGCCGTTCAGCCTTCTGATCTTTCAGGTTTTGGTTTCTTTCGTCGTCAGCGCCTACTGCCTGCTCGCCTCCGGGTTGGGAGTCCTGGTCGGGCCCTGATGCGGGGGGCAGGGTCAGTTCCAGGGTGTCGAGTTCCTCATTCACGGTTGCGGCTCTTTGGGTGAATGAGCTGCGCCATTTCCTTCCAGTCAATGGCGGAACCATCCGCGCCCCTGAGTGCCCAGGCGGTACCTTCCTCGTGGGAGAGGTTGGACAGTTGGGTGCCCGACCACATGCCGTATTTATTGATAATGCGGTCAATCAAACGATGGGCGTAGGTGTCGCTTTCAGGAATTCTCGGGGTTACGAAGACGATGTCTTCGACGTCGGGCTTAAGGTTGCTGAGCAGCGACGTCACCGGGCGGCTGCCGTAGGATTTCAGCTCATGATAGAGCGATGGAATGACCGGGCCGTATTGCCAGCGGGCAAAGTGGTCATCCATAAGGGGGAGCTCCCTTTCACGCAGATGCCAGGACTGGGTGTAAAACAGCAGCTTTTGAAGCTTCATGGGAGTCAAGCCTGCAAGCTTGCCTTCCTTGGCGCGTTCAATGAAGGCGTTAGCAACAGCTAGAGCTGAATAGGCCATGAGCACCTCCGGAATGGCTGGCTACGTTGTTACAGAGTTTCATATATAGGCTCGGGCTTGTCGACATGCAATGACGCCGGCTGACTGATGTCGTGTTGTTTCCCGGCCTGGTTTGAAAAGCTGTATCCAGTGTGGTGGATAGTAGTGAGTAGACCACTGTTTGCATAGCCAGTATTTTGTGTCAAATTCCAGCGCAATAGGGATTAATGCATAGATTATGCAAATTAGCATTTGCCAATGCTAAAAACCCCCGGCACTATCCACGTTATGCAAAAACGCAACGTTTCTATCGTCTTACGCGAACTGCTGGACCGCGACCGGATCTCCCCCACGGAGCTTCACCGGCGTACCGGCGTGCCTCAATCCACGCTGTCCCGGATCCTCAGCGGCAAGATCGTTGATCCGTCGGACAAGCATATTTCCCGCATCGCAGAGTACTTCCGCGTCAGCACTGACCAGCTGCGCGGGCGCGCGGCAGTTGGCGTTTCGCGGGAGGACGGTCGCGACCCGATGCATTCGGAACTCAAGGACATAAGCCTGTGGGATGACGACACGCCCGTTAACGACGACGAGGTGTCGATCCCCTTTCTGCGCGAGGTTGAATTGGCTGCTGGATCAGGAAGATTCGTCATCGAGGAAAGCGAGAAGGCCAGCTTGCGGTTCGGCAAGCGCAGCCTGCGTCATAACGGCGTGCAGTTCGACCAGGCCAAGTGTGTGACGGTGCGTGGCAACAGCATGTTGCCGGTGCTGCGTGATGGCGCGACGGTCGGGGTGAATGCGGGCAAGAGTGGCATTGGCGATATCGTTGATGGCGACTTGTATGCCATCAACCACAACGGCCAGTTACGGGTGAAACAGCTCTATCGCCTGCCTTCCGGGATTCGCCTGCGCAGTTTCAATCGCGATGAGCACCCGGATGAGGACTATAGCTTCCAGGATATCCAGGATGAGCAGATCAGCATCCTCGGCCATGTGTTCTGGTGGGGCATGTACGCGCGTTAACCTTCTTCTGTAAGACGAAGCCCGCCAACGAGCGGGCTTTTTTTCGTCTGTGAAAAACCACCAAACCCGCTGCCCATAAGGTCGAAAATGCATTCGTGCATTTGTGCGGTAAAAATAAATGCATTTGTGCATTGACTGTATATGCATACATGCATATTCTTCGTCTCAAGCCAGCCAACAAGGTGGTGGAGGCGGCAAGGATGCTGCCAAGGAAGACAAGGAAGGCACGCAACACCGGCAAGGACGCCATCCGAGCGATGGCAAGGAAGCCAGCAACACCGGCAAGGATGCCGACGCTCTTTAGTTTCACCGCTTTAAAAGAACAGGCAGCGATGAACCGGCCTTAACGGTTCAGAGGGTTGGCAACTGACCCGGGTGTGCAGCGTAAAGCACCAGAAGCAGTTATCCGGCAGACAAGGATCGTGGTCGGAAAAACATCTCAGGAAAGAACCGTACCGCGCCAGTAGCGCCGAACGTTCGAATATGGACCGCATTACTGAAAAGCCCGGGCGACCGGGCTTTTTGGAATGCCTACCTATAAATGGATTTACCCAAGAGCCGGCCCTGTGCCGGGAGTGCTCAGCCAGGAGGCGTGACATGACAAACGAGCAGCAAGCGTTAGCGGAAATGCCTATCTGGCTGGTGATCGTACTGGCCCTGATCGGTGGTGTATCCGGCGAAATGTGGCGCGCCGACAAGGAGGGAGCCCGCGGTTGGTCACTGGTACGGCGCCTGGCCTTGCGGTCCGGAGCATGCATGGTCTGCGGCGTTTCAGCGTTGATGCTGTGCTACGCCGCCGGCATGTCGATCTGGACCGCCGGCGCCATTGGCTGCCTGACCGCTATGGCCGGCGCCGACGTGGCCATCGGCCTTTATGAACGCTGGGCCGCCAAGCGCATCGGGGTCGACGAGACCCCAACTTCTCGCCCGGATCAGCAGTAACCGCTGCAAGGATGCAAGCAGATGACACTTCTCGAAAAACCTTCCCAACTGCCCGTGGCGATTGGGGATGCGCTGAAGAGCGCTTTCCCACAACTGCGCGTAGGCAATCACCATGACTTTCCTGGAACGGGCGATAAAACTGGCATTTTGATCAGCGTGGAGCGCAACGGCCCTGGCATTCGCTCGCTTGCAGGGCGCAAGGCGCACGCCTTGTCGGTTTCACTCAGGGTCATGGTTGCCGGTGGGTCGGCACCTTTTGATGCTTGCGATCTGGCCAGCCAACTGATGGACCTGGCCCTGGATAACCGCTGGGGCCTGCCGCCTGATCAGTGCGACCTGCCTACCGCAATTGTCGCTGCCCCTTCCGCGCGCTCCGGTGCTGAAACGGACTATGACACCTGGACGGTTTCCTTTACCCAAAACCTCTATCTCGGTCCCTTGCTGCTCGAGGATCCTACAGGCAAGCCGTTATTTGCCCGCACCTGGGAAGTCTCTGACATCAACGATCCGGATCAATATCGCCCACTGCAGGAGTAATCCATGTTTGATGCATTGCTACGCATGCAACTCGGGCCGATTGTCGAGCGCCTGGCAGAAATGGAAGCCCAGTTGGAAGACCTGTATCGACGTGCAGATAGCTTCTGCCGGATTGGCGTGTGCCAGGAGGTCGACGCCGCGACTAATACCTGCAAGGTCAGCCACGGTGATTTGCTCAGCCCGGCGATCCAGTTTTTCAACCCGAGTGCGGGGGCGCAAACCGAAACCCGCATCCCCTCTGTGGGCGAACAATGCCTGCTGCTCAATTACGGCGGCGGGGAAGGAGGCGCGCAGTCCGTCGCCTTGTTCGGCCTCAACAGTAGTCTCTTTCCACCCGTGTCCGACGTTGCCTCGCTGACGCGGCGTCGCCATCAGGACGGCACCCAAAGTGACTACGACGACGCCAGTCACATTTTCAACTGGGTCAACGGCCCGACTACGTTCAGTGGCTCTCGCGAGCAGGTCGACGTCAAGGTTGGCGCCGCCAGCCTGACCCTGAATGCCCAGAGCATCACCCTGCAACTCGGCGTCACCGGCGTGTTGCTGGATGCCGCCGGTGTGCATTTGAGCGGCCCGGTGGTGGATCACCAGGGCCGCGTGATCAGTCGCGCATAAGGAGTTGCCATGATCGGAATCGATAGGAACACCGGGGCAGTCGTCGATGACTGGCTGCAATTCGTACAGCGCGCCACCCGAGCGCTGACCACCCCCTTGGGCACTCGCCAGAAACGCCCGCTGTACGGCTCGCTGATCCCGCAACTGCTTGGCCAGAACCTGGGTGATGACCTGCTGATCCTCGCCCAAAGCCACGCCGCGCAGGCGTTCTACAACACCCAGAACGGCATCGGCGACTTTCAACCCCAGATCATCGTCGCCACCCGTCAGGGCGCCGGGCTGTTGCTGCGTTTTGCCGGTACCTGGAAAAACCGCCAACAAACCTTCGAGGTCGCGACATGAGCATGTTGATCCCTGGCCAGAACCAACTGGCGGAACCGGCCATCATCGCCGTGGATGAGTTCGAACCGTTGTTGGCCGAGTTCAAGGCCTTCGTCGTCGACTACGTCGCCACCCGTGCGCCGCAAAGCGCGGCCAAACTCAAGGTCAGCCTCGACAATGAAAGCGAACTGCTGACCCTGGCCCTGGAAGCGTTTTGCGTGCGCCTGCAAACCCACGAACGCAAGTACAACGCCCGCATCAAGCAGATGCTGGCGTGGTGGGCCACTGGCAGTAACCTGGATGCGCGACTGGCCGACATGGGCCTGGAACGCCAGGTGCTCGACCCCGGCGACCCGGCCGCTTTCCCGCCTGTGCCGCCGACGTTGGAAAGTGATGACGACGCTCGCCTGCGTTACTACCTGGCGCCCCATGCTCCGGCGGCGGGCTCGCGGATGCAGTATCGGCGCGAGGTGTTCACCCTCGGCGAGCGGCCGTCGGTGAAAGTGCAAAGCGCAACGCCGGGCGTGGTGACGGTCAGCTACACCTTTGATCCGGACGGTTATGCGGCCCAGGTCAAAGATGGCAATGGGCGTCGAACAGCGCCCGGCGAAGTCATGGTCACCGTGCTTTCTCGTGAGGGTGACGGTACGCCATCTGCCGATTTGCTTGACGGCGTTCGTCGCCATTTCGCACGGCCGGATGTGCGACCGGAGACTGACTTGGTCAGCGTGCAAAGTGCGCAAATCCTGCCGTACAAAATCCGCGTGGTCGCCAAGATCAACGCCGGCCCGGATTCGGGACTCACTCAAGTCGCTGCGCAGAAACTGCTGCAGGACTACGCAGAGTCTTGTCATCGGCTGGAAGGGCGTGTGGATCCGAGTTGGATTGACTATGCGATTCACAGTGCAGGGGCTGCTCAGCTGCAGATTCTTGAGCCTCTGGCGCCGGTTATTGGCAGCGCGTTCCAGGCGCCGTATTGCACGGGTGTCGAGGTGGAGGTGCGTACGCTATGAGTGAGCCTAAAGCGAGCTTGTTGCCGGCCAATAGCTCTCCGTTGGAAAAGGCGTTGGACCTGGGGTTTGGCAAGCTGCTCGACCGCGTAATGCCGCCGTTTCCGGCGTTGATGGATCCACTGCAAACGCCTGCCGAGTTTCTTCCTTACCTTGCCGCCGATCGAGGGGTGAGTGAGTGGGATGCGGATGCCAGCGCCACCGAAAAGCGCATCACTGTGGCCTTGTCCTGGCAGATCCAGCGCCAAGCCGGCACGCCGAAAGCGTTGAGTTATGCGGTGGAATCGCTGGGGTTCACGCCCAACATCAGCGCGTGGTATCAGCAGCGTCCGATGGAGAAGCCTTACACCTTCGACGTGCAGGCCATCATCGGGCGCAGTTGGTCCCGTGGCGATCACAATCGACTGATCCGTCGTATCAACGCAGCCAAGAGCGAGCGGGACCAGGCGACGATCACCATCGTGCATGAAACCGAAGGTCGAATTGCGCTCACTCAGGTCCTCCACGCCCTTTTGAGCGATGGCGAGCTGTGCCTGCACGGCGCGTTGCCGGAGTTGGCGTTGGTTGCCCGACTGAACAGTGCTGGGGCTGCCCAGCACTACACCATTAACGACTACGACCTCAGGGCGCAGCCATGACAGATGACATTACGCGCCTGGTGCGCTTCACCTCCAAAGGTTTGGATGAAGTGCTGCAGGCAAAGAACCAGGGCCTGAAAGGCGAAATCACCCACATCGGCGCCGGCACCGGTCGCTACAACCCGGACGGCACGGAAGTGGCGCTGCGTGATGAGCGCCAACGGGTCGCCATCGTGGATTACGAGGACCTGGGCGACCGACAACTCAGGATGGCCGCGCTGTTTGATGGCGAGGGTGAGTATGAAATTGGCGAGTTCGGGTTTTATCTCGCCAGCGGGACTTTGCTGGCGGTGTACTCCGTGGCAGGGAAGTTGCTGACGTATAAAGCGGCAGCGGCTCGGGTGCTGCAAAAGTTCACGCTGGATGTTTCGCCGTTGCCGGCGGACAGCGTGGCGATTGTGGTGGGGAGTGAAAATCTCAATTTGTTGCTGGCTGAAGAAATCGCAGTTATGGCGGCGGCTTCGGTGGCAAATATGTCTCGCCACATAGACTTGATGTTTAGAGTTATGCATCTGGAAGCACAGTAGTAGATGTCACACGTGTAATGAGAATACAGAATCGACAGGGAGTTGATGATGGGAATTGAAGCGACTATCACAAAAGTTGTAGATGCATGTAATAAGCTTACCGAAACAGTAACCAACCAAATTGGAAAAATAGATGCTCGCGTGGAGACGGCGTCGGCCCAGTTCACTGCGTGGCGTAACAGCGTACAAGCTAAGGATATCAACGGTCGTGCTTCCTACACACAGACGATCGATCTTACGGGACTATCTACCAACATTTTCTACCCCGTCTGGTGGCGGATGCCGGGTAACGAAAAAGGTATGTCGGAGATTGTTATTTCCAGGAACTACGCATTGGACGCAGGCCTCAATCCGTTCAATAACAATTTTGAAGCGCATGTTGCGGGTCTGAACCTGCAAATGGAGGGCTGTGGGATCCCGTGGAATGGGGACGCAAACTTTCTGACCATTAAACGAATCTCCCAAACGTATCGAGAGACCGTCCGGCGCGCACAATTCGGTATGTTGTCTTATGTCCGTCCGGTCACCGGCCTTAAACCCATCTGGCTTAACCAGACCCCCGGCACTTTGGTCTCGTCCCCACAGGAATCGGGTTGCTACTTGCGTGGCGGACTTACATATATCGTCACCAAGAGTTTTGAAGAACCTGTGAAGTTCAGCCGCTCCGATGCCGAGGTTGAGCTGAGTCAAGCCGTGACACCTGAATATGAAATCTCTTGGAAGGTGAAGCCGTTTGCGATGACCGCCCCCGAACTTGGAGAGACCTACCCGGAAAGCAGATTGGCTTACACATTGGATAACGATCTGCGCTATGCAGTGAAAGGAGTTTGATATGGTTGGGTCTATCAAAAAATTACTGTTGGCATCGGGTGAGACGCTCATCAATGTTCCTGCGGACCGTCTCATTTTGAAAGCGCTTGGGTTTGACGAAGTCCTTGTAGATCAACTCGTCAATGAAGCTGAAGATAGCGCCGAGCTGGAACGTGTTATCTCTGCGCGTCGCACGCTCTATATGACTGCAGCCGATCCTTTGTTTCTCGAGTGGCAATACGACGAAACCCCCGAAAAAGAAAAAGCCTGGCGTGACAAAGTTGCCGAAATCAAGGCGCTCTACCCACTGCCTGACCGTACCTGAAGCCTCGCCGCGAAAGCGGTTTTTTTTCGCCTCCCCAAAGCCCCTCCTCGCAGGGGCTTTGGTGTTTTACACACGGAGAATTCCACTCATGTCTGACCGCAAAACCTACACCGTCCTCATCCCATTCCCCATCGGTAACGGCCATTGGTCCACCGCCGGCGAGGAACTGCAACTGCTGGACGTCGAAGCATCCGCCCTGCGCACCGCCGGCCGTCTGGAACTGACCAGCGTCCTCAACTCCACCCCCAAGAAGGCTGACTAACCATGGCTGAGGTTCTTAACTTCGAGCACAACGGCATCACCGTGAATGCCACCGAATCCCCCGAGGCCATGGGTGGCCTCGGCGATAATGTCATCGGCCTGGTCGGCACTGCGCCGAAGGCGCACGCGTCGATCCCTAAAAACGCGCCGTTCCGCATCAACAGTTTCACCACCCAGGCGCTGCTGGACCCCACGGGTACTGAGTCGGGCACGTTGTTTCATGCCGTGTATCAGATCCTCAAGGTCGTGAAGGTGCCGGTCTACGTCGTGATCGTGGAGGAGGGCGCCACCCCAGCTGACACGATCAACAATGTGATCGGCGGCGATGAGCCGGTCACCGGTCGCAAGCTCGGCCTGGCCGCGCTGGCCAGCGTGCCGGAAGACCTGACCATCATCGGTGCCCCAGGCTTCACCGGCACTAAAGCTGTAGCCGGTGAGTTTGCCTCCTTCGGCAAGCGCATCAAAGCGCGTGTGGTGCTGGACGGCAAAGACGCAAGCGTCGCCGACCAAGTGACCTACAGCGGCGAGCTGGGCGGTGCCGACCTAGGTTTCGACCGTTGCCTGCTGGTGCACAACATGCCGTCGGTGTACTCCAAGGCGGCGAAGAAAAACGTGTTCCTTGCGCCGTCGTCCCTGGCGATCGCTGCGCTGGCCAAGGTCAAGCAGTGGGAAAGCCCAGGCAATCAGGTGACGTTCGCAGAGGATGTTTCCCGCGTCGTCGAGTACAACATCCTCGACACGTCCACCGAAGGCGACCTGCTCAATCGCTACGGCGTGAGCTATTACGCTCGCACGATCCTTGGCGGCTTCTCGCTGCTGGGTAACCGTTCCATCACCGGCAAGTTCATCAGCTACGTCGGCCTGGAGGACGCGATCAGCCGCAAGCTGGTCAAGGCCGGCCAGAAAGCCATGGCCAAGAACCTCACCAAGTCCTTCATGGACCAG